ATGATGCATCAACATTCTCTTGGCTTTGTCATAATTTTTTAATAGACGCCCATCATGCAAATCTTCTTCTCCCGCGGTTAGCCAAAGTTCAGTCAGCCCTCTTCCTTCTAAGATAGATTGAATAGGATTTTTTAAATCAACTTTATCTTGCTTAACTATTACTTTCATTTTTCACTCCTAATTTATTCTCCAGTGTTTTAAGTTATAAAAAGTTTTAATATCTCTATCGACAGGTGACTGGCTTTGTCTTAGTAAGTCTTGATCATCTATCAATACATAAACTTCAGCGAACTGCTGTAGCAACTTTGTTTGCGCTCCAATTCTTTTAATATAGGCATGAGTACTTTCAAAGTTGTCATACTCTTTATCGAAACCAATAAATACTCTTTCGACTCCTAAGAAGTAGATAAGCATTAGTTGATGCCATTTAGAAATATTCTTCCCGCAAATTGCTAAAGAATTATTTGGTTGGTCGACTTCTAACATATGTTCAAACTGTAAAACAGATTTTTCTCCCTCAAATAAATAAACTTCTTTGGTTTGCTTAACATTGTTTTGGTTCTGAAATATTCCAAAAAAATTCAATGAGGTTGGATGACGATAATATAAATTCCCAAATTGCGCAGGCATGTATTTATATCGGTCAACTTTATTAGGGTCATAAGTTCTTATCCGCAACCCAACCATATTTCCTCGCCAATCCATATGTGGTATCATTACTCCTTGATAACTACTGGAATAACCAATATTGAATTTTCTCAGAGTAGGTAAATCTATACCCTCCAAAGCCCAAGGATGTAGATAATCTATTTTAAATAAATCTAGTACATGCTGGGGATAGACCTGAAGTCTTACCGATAAAGGATTCTTGAATTCTTGTTCTGTGTAATGAGTTTCTTGTTTTGTCTCGATTTCTTTCGGTTTAAAATCATGTCCGTGAAAAATTTTATAAGCTTCTCTAAAGTTGATTTCTTTGTTTTCGAGCTGACCCCTTTTTTGTATAAGCTGATATATGTTAAAAGTTTCACTGCATTCAGTGTAGCAATGAAATAGAGGATTATCTTCATCTTCGTTTTTATAAAGATAAAGCTTTTGACTCGCATCCGAATAATCTAAGTTATGACAAATTGTTGGAAGGCGAAAATGATCTGCGCCTTCGTATATTTCTAAATTAGGATAAGACTTTTCCAGAAAAGAAATAACTTGTTGATACTTCATTCGCATCTCTCCTATAATGGAATTTGACTTATATCAAACTCTTTCTTCTTTTTAATTGGTTCTTCTTCTGTTTTCTTTAGTATATCAGAGATTGAAATTTTGGCGCTTGAATCTTCAACTTTGATTAAATCTACTGCTTTCAAGTCTCCATATTGGTCAGTGAGGAAACAATCTTTAACTCTCATTGTGCCTAAGTCTGCATCTATCCAAAGCCGCACAGATTTATATTCTGACCGTCTATTCTTGTAGATATCAATAAACATGTTTGGCTTGAATTGTGAGTTCTGTAATATCGGCTTGATAGTTTTCAAAAACTCTGGACTGGCAGGCCTTAATACTCCACCCATATCTACTTTATCAGCTATCGACCTAGCCCCTCGTAAAGAGTTTGTATCTGCAAAATCAGTTTCTTTTGACTCTCTATTAACCTGCGTACCGGTCCAGACAATTACATTTAATTCATTTGCTAAGTTTTTTAGTGCTGTACTGACCAAATTCAAGATTACATCTTCTCTAATTCTCGCGCCGCCAAACTCCGTAAGCAGCTGGGGAGAAGTATGGATATAATCAAAAAATACAGAATCTAATTGCTTAGTAATCACAAGCCTTCTTACATTACTATTCAATTGATCAATGGTTGGGTCTGGCATATGATAGATTAGAAAGTTATCTGAGAAATATTCCATAATATCAGTTGCAATTAAAACTCTCTCCTCTTCCCCAGGCTCGTACTCGCCATTTAGAATGTGGGCTTCATTCACACCAGAAACATACGCTATTATCATAGTTCTAATTTCATCATCGTCAAGCTCAGTTGTAATAAATAGTATTTTTTTATTTGAGCCAACATTTTCCCATTCGTGTTTTTTCATTGACCATCTAAGGGGGTAAGCTAATCGACAGGCTTGCATAACTGCGAATCTACTTTTCCCGACGCCAGTGTCTGCACTAAGAGAATAAACCTTGCCCCTTCTTGCGCCTCGCACCACAGTAGAGAAAATATCTCCCTCAAAAGCATAACCAATTTCTGGTCTAGCCTTAAGCCTTTCTATCAGCTCCCTTGCTCCGCTAGTGGCTTGAGCGAGTTTGAAGTTTCTTTTATTCAAAAATTCACTTTCAACTTGAGAAAGTTTTCCTTGTACAGAATGGATAATTTCTTTTAACTCTGTCCGCTCAAGTTTATTCTCCAGCTCTTGGCGCTCAATAATATCCATTATTCCTTCTTTATGCCATTCTGAAATATCGAATCCGCTTTGTTTTAAACTGCGCAGAAGGGATAGTTTTTTCAGTCTGTCATAATAGAAGTTAAAGTTTGTTAAGTCAGCTACTTCTATCGCTAATAATACTGCTTCGTTACCTTCACTGTCCTCAAAGCTTTTGTATAGCCCAGGATATTTCTGTAGGTAAGCATTAAAATCGGCTATGTTAATATTTGTTGCGCCACTATGATACATATTATAAATTGCTGAGAAGATAATACGATGAATTCTTTCTGTAAAGTCATCTGGGGTCAAAAGATATTTATCTGTTTCAGCTAGTATTGCAGGTCGCTGGAATAGACACCCTAAGACTTTTGCTGCATTCCTTTTGTCTTGAATCATTTAAACCTCCTAGAGTGAATTTAAATCAATTTCATTATTTTTTCTATCCTCGGAGGTATCTACAATAACTCTAGTTTCTTTTGCTCGCTTCTCTGCCTCCAGAAAGTTTTGGTACTGTTTTTTTGTTTTGTTGCTAAAGAAGTTGTAATAGTTATTCGCTTCTTCGTAAATGTAAGGAATAATACCTATGCTATTCTTAGCTTTTTTCTTGTCGTTTCTTTTGACAAGATAATACCATTCCATTGCCCGCAACATTCCTAGCCACGTATACCCCTTCTCATTGATATACTTATCCATTAAAGGATAAGCTGCACCAGAAAGTTTATTACTAAATAAAGAATAGCAGAAGTCAATAAACAACGCTCGTTTATTTTTCTCGTCCCATCCTTCTAATGGTTCGTGCTTTACCACTTGTCCGTCTACTATTTCATATTCATCTAGGTGATAGACCTCTGATAATTCTCTGCATGACTTACAGACAAAGCGGTTTCTGTAATTAAAATAACCAGTTTCAACCTCTTTGCCACAAACGCTACATAGTTTCAATTTTATCCTCCTTTCATTATCTATAAATATTATACCATATTTTTATAGAAAAGTCAAGTAAGAAAGAAAGCCAAGTCCTTTTAAAGACTTGGCCTTAGTGTTAATCTAATTCATCCAAAATATCTGCGAGTCGTGCTACTTTACTTCGCTCAACACTATTTAATCTTACGGTTGCAAAAAGATTAGCTTCTGAAGTTTTATGGAGTTCGGTTAAGAGTTTTAACCCATTTCTGTTGCGGAAGATTTTTTTATCAATCTGGTTTTTGTAATCCCCATCAAAGAATATTCTTGCATTTTCGCCCACTCGGGCTAAGAGTAATTTTACGTGTTCAGTAGTTAAATTTTGTGATTCGTTACGCGCTATTCCATTGTTTCCAATGGCACTGACTATCTCTTACCCTCAGACTTGCCAAGTCATCTTAGGGAATTTCTTTTTCGAACTACGTATTAATAGCAGCCCTACGAGTCAATGACTCTAGTCGATACATCGCCTACTGGAGTAGGTGTTTCCAGTATATGACACGGGATTGCCTTCGCCTAAACTGCTTTTGGCATAGCAGTATAACGTTAAGGTTTCCCCGTTAGCCGCTAAAGCGACCCCACTTAATAAAAGTGGATAAGAAATTTAAGGGCTATTTAACTAACCCAAACGATACAATTTTCAAGATTTCTACCTCGCGCAATTGCGATTGGCAGCAATTCAATTCTGTCTTTCTCAACATATTCTTCGACTCTAATTCTACCAAGAATATCAATTAATGGTCCTAAATGCATGAACTCTTTATCCAACAAGTTTCCAGGAACCGCGGCAATCTCACGAGAGTCAGATACAAAACTATTATTTGGAACAACAATTAGTTTTGCAATTTCTTCGTTCTCCAATTTTTCTAAAGCATAAGATAGCATTAAAAAACTTTTCCCGCTTCCAAACTTACCAGTTGCCATAACAACTGGCACATTAGAAAATAAGGCGTCTAATAAGCAATATTGCTCAATATTTCTAGGCTTTACCGTCCCTACGTGTTCGCTATCAAAACTTTTGTACTTAATCTCTGTAGCGTTATTTTTATAAACTTTAAACGCTTTGGTTCCTGTAACGAGGTAATGATTGTCTGGATAACTCGCATAATAGCATTTAGTATCTCCACCAGTTTGAATTTCATCTTCAAACAGAACTGCGGCTTCTTCATCGCTAAGATAAGTTACTCCAGAGTAATCTTCCGATTGTTCTCCATTAAACTTTGCTTCAACTTTTTGCTGTTTTGCTTTTAGAAATAAGCTAAGATCAAGAGTATGAAGAATATAGTCATCTTCTTTGCAAAGTCTGATAAGAAAATCGTCTACCGTCTCGCCTTCTTTTTGTTCTTTATAAACAAAAGGATAGTCGAGAGGGTTACTATAAATTTCATAAATTCTATCTCTTGCTTGTTTCCCTAGAGCGTCTGAATAGACTTTCATGTTATCCAGCTCCTTGAGAACTGGATAACACACATAGCCTTTTTCTTTTCCGCTCAAGATTATATTAGTGTCTAGCAGTGGTTTCTGCATAGGTCACGCTCCTAGTTTAGATTCTGTCGAGCTCCTCTTTTAGAACATTTAATCCTTGATAATCTTGAGGAGTACATTCTGCGATTTTTTTGGCGAGCGTTTGATCAATTAATTGTAGGATGGGCTGCGAGTCACCCATTTGTTCAATTTTTTGTTTCGCCATTTCAGTAATCTCAGCTTTGAGCGCTTCAATTTCTTCATGGCTAATAGAATCATCTTCATCATGAAAATAATCTTTATGATGTTCTGCAGTCGCATAAGACGAACTAGCTTCTTCAATTGCATTCACAAGATTTTCATAAGAAAACTCTACGACAGGCTTGATGTTAGCAAAACGACATTTTGCTTCCCATCCTTGTCCAGCTCTAAAGTGTAACAGATTGGGAATAGAAGGGTCTCGGCTTGATTCTACATAAGTTAGAATATCAAGGAGTCCGACCACAATCTTTTTAACCTTTTTATTAATACCTAGAGTGGCATAACGGTTATCTTCGTCTTCGGGATCGATTTTGAGGTCGGCATGAGCCACGATAATCAATCCGTAGTCTTTGATGATACTATGAAATAAACGTCTAAACATTTGAGCAAGTTCTGTATATCCAGCTCCCCATGGTATGTCAGAAAGTGTTGAAACTCCGTGTTTACTTAATACAAATTCTTCTGCATAGAAGACAAGTTCATCCAAAGTGTCAATAACTACAGTGTCAAATCTTTCTTTTGCTTCTGGCTTTTTCAACTGGCTGACGAAAGATAACATGTCTGTCCAGCTGTGAACATCAAAAGCAATAGTATTCGGAATCGCTTTGTATCCGACCTCACAAGCTGCGAGAATAGGATTTGGAGCCTGTAGTGCGGTAGTTGTCTTGCCTGACAATATGTTACGAGAGTTCGCTAAACTCTCTCTATATGTTTCCATATAGTTCAGACTATATCTTAAGTGCTGCAAGAGCTAAGTTCTTTTTTCTTTTTAGAGCAAAGAATTCATTATTGTACAAAGTATCAAAAATTTTACCCGTTTCGTTCATTCCCTTCCAAACAACAGCATATGAGGTTTCTCTATTATAAATACTTCTATTGTAGGGAACGTTTATAATTTTATGCATACTTCTACCAAAAGAAGTAACAAAGCTCTCTGAGTAGCCCACAAATTCAACAGCATAGCGCAAAGACGGTTTTCGCATTTTGTAGATTGTGCCATCTCCGTCTAATAGACCTCTCAAGTAATGCTTTTGGATTTCTATATCCGCGAAAGAGTGAATTTCTTCGGCTAAATAAGTTTTATTAGGAATAACTCCATATTTTGAAAGATCATCGACCATTTTTGTCGAGTGAATAGAAATCGAATAAGTGTCTTTTTCTGGCCTATAGTACTTTTTATAATTTCCCTGGATTTCATTTAAGAAAAAATCCAGAAGTTCTTCGTCTTTGCTGGCCAGTTCAATGGAAATGAATCCATATTTTACACCTTTCGCTCCTCTTGCCCTATAATTCACCGAACCATCTGCTGTAATAAAGCCTAATAAATAAGCCTTATTTGGCGAGTCGATACTCTCAAAATAATTCTCTCTCAAGCTTCTATTTCGAGTAGAAGTTGTTATTTTTATATTGTTATCAACTAGAAGACTTCTTATTCTAGTATATTTAACTGAATATTTTAATCCTAATGCTTTTAATGAAGCACCTTTTAAATACTCTTTTATAATTTCTTCTTTGTGGGGTAATAATTTTTGATAATCCATTTTCTTGCAACCTTTCTGGCATTTCGAATTCGCTTGAATCCTACGAGCTTGCGCTCTAGTCGTTGAACCTTTCCCTGTACGGGACTTGGCTGCTGATTGTCCAATCTAAGCGATTTTTAAGCATTCGCACTTGAAATTTCTTTCTATGCTGTAGCTCGCTTAGCTCTAAGGATGTTCCAGCAATTAACCAGATTTATTCCGAGCAAAGGCTTTATTTACCCGGGTCACCATAAATTCCAATTACGTAACCTTTTAAATCTTTTGAAACTTCATGAGGCTGAATTTTTAAAATATCTTGCATTTACTATCTCCTTTCTTCAAGTTAAAAAATAGAAAGGGGTCTAAAAAGACCCCAGACTTTTAAAGTAAATCAAATCCTTGAGAAGCTTTTTGAGGCTTGGATTCTTTCTTTTCGGCCTTCTTCTTGTCTTTCTCTAACTTGGCAGTTCTTTCAGACAACATGGCTTGTTTTTGTTCAGTAGTATATGAAGTTTCAACTGGAGGAGTCCCGCCTTTAACTAAGAGAGCCTTTTCTGTCCAAGTCTTAACCTGTACAATCGGATCTCCAAAGGCAACTTCTTCTTCAAGCCGCTTCTCTACTTCTCTGACAATGATTTCACCTTCAATTTTAACTTCTTGACCAGGAGAATAATTGGTCTTTACGTAATCTGCTTTTTGTTCTCCTTCAACTCGGAAATCAATAAGGTTTGCTTTATCTCCATAGCCTACAACAAGTAGAGTTAGAATTAAAGCTCCTGTAGGAACATCATCTTTAAGTTCCTCTTGGATTCGTACAACTTCTCCGCTTACAATAAATTCATTCTTTGGCTCAACTGAACTTTTTCGATTGAAGAAAGGAGAGCCAATTTTAAATTGTCGCACGAGTTTTCCATCTCGGCCATAAAAAGCATTCTCTGTAAGATTTCCCGTTGAAACCTCTACGTGGTCCGCTTCTTCACGGCTATGTTCAGAAATGGTTTTGTACTCTTTAATTACCGTCTCAAGAGAGGCATAAACACCGTTGGCCTTACCCTCTTTTGTTGTTGCATATTGGAAAAAGTCAACAGGAATAATATTATCTTCTCCTGTTTCGATACTTACCGTACCGGCGAGGAAAGCTTTACCGCTATACTCTCCACGCTTGTGTGTAATCTCAACAATAGGACCTGCTAGCATTACCTTATTAGTAGACTCTTTTGCCATATTCTATTTCCTCCTATTTTCTTTCTCGGTTTTGTTTGTAGTTATTCAATTGAACAGGCAATTAAAACTTGTAAGCTTTACCTTCGTCGGTTAACTTAATAAGTTTGATTTCTCGCTCTTCACCGTCAGGCATTTCAAATACTGCAAGTTGACGCTCTACAAGGTTGCGTTTAGCGAGACCATTAACAACACCATTAATAGCAATCGGCAGAAGATCGAGTTCAGCTGCGATATCTTGTGCAGTCATATCTACGTCGCCTTTTTTCTGCAGATACTGAAGAAGCTGAACTGCTTTGTCAGACATCTTATTAGCATCTTTCATTTCAAACTCTACGTCTTCGGCGAATTGGAAAACTTTGTAGGGTTTGTCGTCTCGCATACCATCTTCTTTTGATACTGCACCTTTTTTAGCGAGTGAAACCAGACCACCAGTAACTTGCGCAGAAGTAAGACCAAGAGCTTCGGCAACCTCTTTGATTGTAAAGCTATTAGCCGCGTTGTCTTTCAAGAACTCATACGCTTTTACAGTGTTTTGGCTTCCAGTTGTAATTTTCATCATTTTTTTCATTCCTCCATTTGATTGTTTGTTTTTAGGGATACTCCCTTTAGTCCGAGAAGGTTTTTACCTTCTATAAATATTATATCATAATCCACAAGAAAAGTCAACTATTTGTTTTCTCAACTTGTGAAATTATAAACAAAGCTTTTTTTCACTTTCTATAATAATTATAACACAGTTTTCATAGAAAGTCAAGTAAAGAACTTATCTTTTTTGTTTTACTTTTTCTTTCCTTTTTTAACTGTCTA